TTATCTACTTCGTGAACTGTTGATGATGGAAACATTATTAATTGTCCAATTTCAACAGGAAACCACCATGTATCAGAGTTCCATAAATTATAATTTTGTACTTCTGGTTTAATTTGTTGATAAGACATAGGATTTAAAAACCTAATTATATCGTTCTTATTGTTACAATCAAAATATAAAACACCAGATACTACCGAATTAGCATGATTATGGGAATGGTGAAATTCATTCTCCAAAGTATAATTTAACCAAGATTGAGTAATGTAAAGATTTAATTTATTTTTTGGAGATATAATTTTTTGTAAATAGTCGTTGCAACATTGATTTAAAAATTTTTTTATTTCTTTTAATTCAGGTTTGTTAAGTACATATTTATTATTTGAAGAAGTATTTCCTTTATTACTTACGCAACTATTTTTTTGTTCATTTGCAAATTTTAATTCTTTTTTTGTAAATTCTCTATTAATATTGTTTATATAAATAGGAATAGGAAATAAATTTTCAATTATAGATTCTTGCACCACAATATGAATTAACCATATTATTCTATTATAAGCAAGTATATTATTTTGGTGTGTAACCAGTAAGTGCTGTAGCTTCTTCTTGTGTTAAACCCAGACCTAAAAGTTTAGTGTTTCCATTAGCTTGTGCTGTAGCTTTTGCTGTTGCTTCTGCTTCTAGTTCTGCCATTTCTTCAGCAGTTGGCTCGTTAGATGTAAATGTGCTTCCATCATAATTAAAACCAATTTTAACTGTATCTTCACAATCAACCCAAGTCATAGAAGGTGAAACTTCAAATTCAGTTGTTTGAACATCAACTACTTTATTTTCAAATATCAATGCTTTCATTATGCGTACTCCTCTACGTAAACTATTCCAGATCCACCAGCACCACCATCTCTTATAGAGCCACCAGGTGTTGAAAAAGTACCACCACCACCAGAACCATGTAATCCAGCAGAACCTGTGTTACCAATAGTACCAGAGCCTCCACCTCCCCAATAAGAACCGCCACCACGACCACCAAGTTTATTAGCACCACCAGAAAGATTACCACCTCCACCAGAATTTCCTCTTAAATCCAAATCTGCATCAGCACCTACACCTCCTTGAACATAAGTTGAAATACCTATATTAGTTGCTTTTGGACCACCTGTTCCACCAGAAGCAGAGCAAAAAGAACCAAACGATGAAGTTCCTCCATTTTGACCATTAGCAGTAGTACCACCAGCAGAACCATCTCCTCCAGCACCTCCAGCACCAATTGTTACTGTTTGATTAGCAAATGTTCCACTTGCATCTATAAGTTCTATAGCAGTTCCACCAGCACCTCCACCACTAGCGGCAATAAAAGATGGAGAGTTGACATCATTACCACCACCTCCTCCTCCACCAGCTGTAACAAAAACTCTAATTTTAGTAATACCAGATGGTCTAGTGTAAGTTCCCGAAGATGTAAATAGTTGAGTAGATTGTAAGCCTCCTGAACCTACAAAATTTGTAGCTTTTATATCACCGTTAACATCTAATGTTGCACTTGGAGAAGATGTATTTACTCCTAAAGCAGTTGTTGTAAATACATGTTTTGTAGTTCCATCTTTTTTAACTCTAACAACATCTCCATCATTAGTTAATCTATTAAATTGTGCGATTGTACTACCAGATTTTGTTGCTGAAAAATCTCCACCAGAAGCAATTTCAAATCCTGCTGTAGCAATGTTAGCACTTGATTTACCAACAAGTAAGCCACCATTTGGAATACGCATTCTTTCTGTTGCAGCAGTTGAAAAAATCATGGCATTATTGTTTTGTTCATAAACAATTTGACCTTGTTTAGTTTGTGTTCCACTAGTTCCATTACCAAAAAAGATACTACCAGAACTAGAGCCATCAGAAAAAACAGTTAAACCATTATCACCAGAGCCAGAGCCAACAACTAAATTTCTAGCATCAGCATCAAAACTAGCCATATTAGTATTATTAATTCCAACACTCTCACTACTATCAATAGTCATTGCTAACGCATTTGAATTATCGTCAATACCAGTAGACCTAAAAGATGTAATTGTTCCAAGTGAAGTTATGCCAGTATAAGCACCAGATAATCTTGCTGTTGGTATTGTTCCTGTAAGCTGAGTTGCTACAATAGATTTATTAGTTAAAGTTTGTGTTCCGGTAAGAGTTACATCTCCTAAACCTGTATCAAAAACACCAGTGTTTGTTGCAACACCATCTAAATAAATTATCATAGTTGCTTTATTAACTGCTGTAAAAGTAACCGTGGCTCCTGAACCAGATGCAGCTTTTAATTGTACTGTGTGGGCACCTGATGTGCTGTTTTTAATTATGTAAAAATTTTCTGTAAGGACAGGAAAAGTTACAATTCTGTTTCCAGATATTGTTCCTGTTAATTCTATAACTCTATGTTGAGCAGTACCCGCTAAATCACCGTCTGTTATATTTAGAGCTGTAGTTCCTGCACCACCTGCAATAGATACCTGTACAACACCGCCCGTAAGTTGTTGAATAAGATTTAAATTTGCGTTTGTTTTTGTTCCCCAAGTACCGGCATTCTCGCCAGTCGCCATTAATTCTATACCAAGATCTGTGTATGTTGATGCCATTATTTATTCTCCTAAGCCACGTGTGTAACATCTGTATAAGATGTATTTCCTGTTATGTCAATATTACTATAGCTTGCGCTATTTGTTTTATCGACTGCATTATAACTTGTATTACCTATAATATCAACATCTTGATAAGCAAGTACTGCAGGATTACCTACAGAACTAATTGATTCTAGTCCTGTTAATCCAACCGTCATTGCCGTAGGTGATATTGCTCCAACCGATGATGTTGCAGAAACTCCAGTTAATGGAACTCCTATTGCAGGAACAATTGAACCAACAGATGTTGCTGCTTGCACCCCTGTTAATGTGTAGGCTACTTCTGTAACTAATGAGCCTACTGAAGTTGTTGCTGATTGTCCTGTTAGACCAACAGACATTGCTGCAGGTGCTATTGAACCAACTGATGAAGTTGCTGATAAACCTGTTAACCCCATTACATCTGCAGGAGAAATAGAACCTACAGAAACATCTGCCTGAGAACCTTGAGGTATTTGTATTTCAGAACTATTAATTGTAAGATCACCTACTCCTGTTGTTGCTGCAGCCGGTGCATTTAAAACAAATGCTCTTTGAACCACAACAGATCCAATACTAGATGTTGCTGATTGTCCTGTTAAACCAACAGACATTTCTATTGGAGATATTGCCCCAACTGATGAAGTTGCTGATTGTCCTGCTAAAATATATGCTACTTCTGTAACTAGCGACCCAACATTAGGTGTTGCTGATTGTCCTGTTAAACCAACAGACATTTCTATTGGAGATATTGAACCAACTGAAGATGTTAATGTGGATGGTGCTGTAAGGGCAACTGTGATAACATTATCACCCCATTCGTTGGAACCCCAAGTGCTACTACCCCAGGTTGATGCCATAAGGAATTCCTCCTTATGCTATTCTTACTATAGCGTTACTTGCGTCTGCTGCTGGAAATTGAATTGTAAATGTTCCACTTGATACTGTTTTGTCTCCACCAAAATCTACTGCACAAACTGCAGGATCATCTGTAACAGAATCATTAAAAATTAAACAACCTCTAGCTGTGAATGAAGCAGATGTAAAAGATGTATCCGCAAAATCACAAACAGCAGTATCTGTAGATAAAACTGGAGTTACACTTGTTAGTGCATTTCCTTTAGTAGTATAACCATTTCCGTTAGCTACTTCGTTAGATGTTATATAAACTGTTGTGGATTTATTTAAAGTTGCTGAGCTTGTGTATAAAGCTAAGTTAAAAGTATTTCCTGAAGATGCAGTAAAATTATGCACGCCTTTTAAAATTTCTACTTTGAATGAATTACATATTGCCGATGTTATTGCCATAATTTTTTACCTCTGTTACGGGGACGGGGATTTGACTTGAATTCTGACAGTTCCGTCAGTGTAATCGTCTCTTCTTCGTCTTCCTAATTGCATTCCTGCAAACTGTTGTATTGCACTTTTATACTTGTTTTCATACAGTGTCAACATCTCCATTGGACCTTTTAAAAATGCAAAAGCTTCTACCAAACAAGCGTATAAAAGACCTTGTGGGAAGTAATTACTTATGTATGTAGTAGAGTTTCCTTCACTACCTGAACCAAGTCCTACAGGCATTTTATTGTAATATATTCTAAATTTGTAATTAGCGTCAGGTGTTGGGGCAATATATAGTCCTCCAGAAGTTGTGTCTGTAGTACCAGTAGCACCACCAAACATAGCATAGTATTTTGGAAAACCTGTTACATCCTGAGAAGTCAGGTCACCTTCTGGTCCAGTTAATCTATCAGTATATTCAGATAAATATGTCTGATCTTTTTTCTCTAGCCAAGTACCTTTTCCATTAGAATTAGCAGTTGAATCAAATACTTCTATTCCTCTAACAAATAAGGCACCAGCCGGCACATTTATATTATTAGTATCTGTTGCAAGTGTTCCTTCTTGAACAAACCTATCTGCATCCATAGGAAGATCTTGATTAATTCTAAACTCGGCAGCCATTATTAAACCATCAAGAATAGTAGTAGTAAATACAGTATCCTCTACTTCAGTATAATCTTTAATAGCTTGTTTAAGAGTATCGTATGTGTAATTTGAAAGTCCTGACATAATTAAGCTCTATCATTAATGGGTCCGATTGTACATAATAAACCGCCCCCTGTTTCTGTGGATGTTGCATTACTTGCTAATGTAACATTTACACCATCAAATTGAGTTGTAAATTCAGGTTGACCGGTACCTTTAACCTGTGTTGTGTTTAAAGAATCTACTTTATAAGCACCAAAAACTTTAGCTCCAATAGGATGAGTTCCTGCTGTTGTACGTTGTGGTGTAGCGCCTCTGTAGGGTGCACTTGTTCCTCTAGTACAACCTGTAAAATTGTCTCCAGTTCTTCCAGTATACTCTATTGTTTCATTTTCAAATAAACCTGTAACTGCATTTACTTTTTCAATCATAAGAAAACCAGTAGTTGGAAAATGTGTTCCTGTCTGTACAGTAATTGTCGTATCAGTAAGTGTAGCAGCTGTATCTAAAGTTGTAGATA